GTGGGCTATACGAGCCTAAAAGACGTGATTATAGCCGAGGTGCACGAAAGTGTAGCGGACGAGGTGGGTGCGTGGAGCATACCCGAAGACTTAAAGGGCATGTGCGGCGGAGACGTGTTTATGAAGAAGCCTCGAACCGGGGCATATTACAAGTTTATAAAGCTTAAAAACATTGTGCATGAAGAAAGTTAGTTTTATGGATATGGCGGTGTGCCTCAACTGCCATGTTTTTATCATATGGGAGTTCATACGAAGGTACGGTTATACCGCCGGGGTGACAAAGGACAAGTACGGGCGCGGTTATGTGGAAGCCGGGCTTTGCAACGGATGGATTGATAAGCTGGCGAAGTATGTAGCCGCCCAGGACTTCACATATAAACAGCCCATTAATAAAAGGCAGTATCTTATCAGAGACGAGGCACGTCTCGCAGAGGAGAAAAGAAACGAGCAGGACATATCGAGAACCTACGGAATAGACCCGGACGGGAGGATAAAAAGGGTATCAAAGTTCAAGAACGGAACGGTTCAAACGTGGTATTGGTATCGGTCTTCGCTCGGGTGGAAATTGACATAATGTCAGCACCCCAAAGGACGTGTCGAACTAAGTGTCAACACCCCAAAAGGTACGTGTCAAGTCGAGTGATAGCAAAAAGCCCAAATCTGATTACAAAATGTCAGATTTGGGCTTTTGTTTATATTCAGAAAAAAGAGCCTCTAAAATTAACATATTTTAAGTACACTTGCACAGTAAAAAATCGCTACTGTGCAATTTTTTGTGCACCCTAACTCTCTCTATTATAATATATTATATGTATATGTACAGATACACAGATAAAAGGGGGGTAAAACATTATTTTGGAGAAAAGTGTATTTTGGAGGGTATAAAAACCACTATATTCTATATTAAAGTTTACGAAAATAGGTGTGTATCTGTGCAGGTGCCTGCAACTCTCTTTGTGATAGGTAGTTACGGTGACACAGTGTTTCAGCGTGTAAACATAATTCATTTGTAAACTTTATTTGTAAAAAAGGCCTAACTGCTCGTAGGTTGGTCTGCTGCGAATTGTTGCCTACCTTTGTGCCATGATTGGAAACGACGTGAGCAGCCCGATCAGTCCGACTACCGGTCTACTACTCGCGCATCTCTTTAAGAGACCGCGAGCACACACGCGCGATACCTTAAATACCAAATAACAAAAATATGGCAGGAAGAGCAAAGAAGGAAGCCGCCCCGGATACGAAGGCGGCAATTACCAAAGGACAAGCGACGGGCAAAGCCCCAGCCCCTAAAGACGATTTGAAGAAGTGCAAAGAACTTTATGAAGTCGTGCAGACGCGCGGTTGCAAAGGCGCTACGTTGACAACCGTAGAGGAGTGCGTAGATTACGTAGCCGAGTACATGAACTTCTGCGAGCGGAACCCGTTCATTACTTATGAAGTCCTAAAGGGTGGGAACGCAGCAGGTCAAAAAGTACCTATAGAAAAGAAACGCGCGCCATCGCTCGGGGGCTTCTGCCTTTTCATCGGGTGGACTATGCAAGCGTTCAAGAAGAACGGCGCACGACTTGAAAAGCTGGCAGACGATGGGAACGAAGACGCGGCTAACCTATTGACCGGGTACGCCCTTATCGCCGAACTCATTGCAACCGATATGGACGAAAGCGCGCTTGCCGGTGTGGTTGATGCTAACTACATGGCGAAGCTTAGAGGACTACGAGACCTTAAGGACGTTACAAGCAACGGCAAGGAAGCAGGCACGAAGGCTATGCAGGTTAACGTGCTTTCAGAGGACGCAGTGAAGAAAGTACAGAAGTTAGGAGGCATATAACGATGAACGTTACATTTACTTTTGAAAAGATATTGGCGGCTTTCGTAGACCCGAAGATACGCGGTGTGGCCTCTAAAGGCGGTACACGTAGCGGCAAGACATGGGCAACCCTACAGATGTTGCACATACTGGCTTTGAACAACCCCCAACCGCTCGTTATCTCGTGTGTGGCAGCTACGTTCCCTATGGTTAAGCGTGGTATGCTCCGTGACTTTAAAGCCATGGTGGCAGCCGAGGGGTATTGGGACGAGAACAAGTTCAATAAGACGGAGAGTACATACGAGTACCCGAACGGCACGATAGTAGAGTTCTTCTCGTGCGATAACGCCGGGAAGGTGCACGGCCCCGCACGCGATATACTTTTCGTCAACGAGGCACAAGGCATACCGCGTGAAATCTTTAGGCAGCTCGATATACGTACCCGTAAAAAGGTCATCATCGACTACAACCCGGTACGGAAGTTTTGGGGTGAGACCGAGTTCGTAGGTGACCGATATGTTACCATCCACTCGACGTATAAGGATAACCCGTACTTAACGCCCGAACAAGTCGCAGCCATCGAGAAGAACAAGGACGACGCCAACTGGTGGCGCGTGTATGGCGAGGGCTTGACGGGCGGTGTAGAGGGTAACGTTTACCCCGAATATGAAGTTATAGACGATATGCCGGAAACCTACACGGGTAGATGCCTGGGGCTTGACTTCGGTTTTGTGAATGACCCTACCGCGATAGTCGACATACGCATGGAGGGCTGGGACTTATACGTAGACCTACTTTGCTATGAGCAGGGTCTACTGAACAGCCATATAGCGGACTACTTGAACGCTAATGCACTGAACCGCGTGATAACGGTGTGCGACAGTGCGGAGCAAAAGAGTATCGTGGAGCTACAGCAAAAGCTTATCAAAGCGATGCCGTGTGTTAAGGGACGCGGCTCTGTAGCGGCAGGCATTGCACAGGTGAAGCAGTTCAAGTTGCACGTAACAAAGCGTTCCGTTAAGCTACTGGACGAGCTGGATAACTACAAATGGATTAAGGACGAAGTATCGGACACATACACCAACGAGGCGATAGACGCGTGGAATCACGCACTTGACGCGCTCCGTTACGGTGTGGACTTCTTGATACGTAAATACAGACCCAAATAATGAAAAAGTTTATATTGAAGTGGATATATCGCATAACAGCGATTAACAACCGAAAGGTATTATTAAGAGTTGCTAACCTACCGGCTAACGGAACAGTCCGAATTACCAAGGACGAGGAAAAGCTACTCAAAGATATGATTAAGTATTGCCGCCCTTCACAAGTCGCTACGCGCAACGGGAAAGCCGTGTACAGACTTAGAGACGTTGAAGGCATAACCCTATGGTCTATGCTTGAAACGCGCCGCGCAGAGGACGCAAACGAGCGTATCAAGGCGTGGACTGATGACAACTACGAAGCCGAGACGATTCTCGACGCTGCGAAGCTCGATAAGTTCATCGTGTCACAGATGGAAATCGCGGACGGTCTCGAGCAAATCGTGTTCCAGAACATGAAGCAGACGGGCGAAAGCGCGTTGACGGGTGACGAGACGATTAAACAAGCAAAGAACCTTCTTGGACTTGTGCAGATTACCGCCGAGCTATTCCACTGTAGCTTTGAGGATGCAAAGCGAATCAACTACTCGGACGCTATGTTGGCTATCGCCAAACGTAACGACGAGATAGAGAAGGAGAAGCGAGAAATGAAGAAACAACAAATGAAAAACAGATAGTTATGACTTTTGAAACAATAATTAACACAGCGAACGCCCGGGCTACAGCCTTGGGCAAAACGCTGATATTCGGAGATACCGCCGTACAGAACGTAGCGGCTAACGAATTGGGTGAGGACTTCTTTACGCTTGACGTAACGACTGGGAGCTATACGGACACGAACGTACCTAACAGTAGCGCCTACACGGTTGTCATACGCTGTATGGGCACATCTGCCTATATGCGAGACGATGGGTTAGAGATTGCGACACTGATACGTACAGACCGGCTCTTGCATGAGATGCTTAAGAGCTTCATATGCGGCTACGAGATTGGCTCGCTGCGTATCGCCAAAGTGCAGAACCAGTACGACACCATCAAATCGGGCTGGGAGGCAACGTTCGACGCTTACAAGTACGGGGCGTGAACTTGATACCGTTTGTTTTCTGATGGTTTACTTCGTACTTTTGTGCACTGTTTAAAAACAAAAAGCATGAAAATCATCAGAAACAAATTTATCCCGGTTAAGGGCTTCAAAGCTATTAACCTATTCGGCGTTCTCTTCGTACGTGGTAACGCGGTTATTAGCGAGAAGACGTTAAGACACGAACACATCCACACGATGCAAATGCGTGAAATGCTGTACGTGCCGTTTTACTTGTGGTATGGCATTGAGTACGTTATCCGCTTCTTCGGCTGGAGCTTCGAGAAGAAGCCATGCAACCCGAACGACAAGCCGTACGACCGCATGAGCTTTGAAAAGGAAGCCTACGGCAACGAGCACGATGTAGACTACCCGAAGACAAGGAAACATTTTAGCTGGTTTAAGTATATTTAACTATGAACAAGGAAGTTACCCAATTAGTTAGGCAGATACGCGACGAGATAGTAGCTAACTACTATCGCATGAGGCTTAACGCTTCGGGTCGCTTCGACAGAGAAACAGAGGTGGTAGAGTATGCAGGCGGCGTTAAGATAGAAAGCCCGGCATACATCTATCAAATGGAGGACGGGAGGGCGGCGGGCAGCTTCCCACCCGTTTCTGCCATTAAGCAGTGGATTAAAGACAAGAACGCGAACGCCGGAACGGACATACCCGAAGAAGCGGCCTACGCGATAGCATACGTTATCAAGCGCGACGGTATTAAAGTACCCAACGAGCACAACGAAGGCGGCGTAGCAAGTAAGATACTAACCCCCGAGATGGTACAACGTATCACAGTAGAGGTGTCCCGGATAGTAAGGGCAGAGATATTAACCATTTTAACTAAAAAGCAATGATTATAAGAAATCTATTAGACAATACAACGGTTGCGGAGGCTTGCTTTATGAATATCGGTGGCATAGGCGCTGGCATTTACCGCCCTATACGACTGGAGCAGGTCGGTTCAGTCACGAGTATAGCCCTTTTCTTTTCGCGCAACGGAGCACAGAAGGCAACGGCTACCGTTACCCCATACGAGGGCGCGGTATTGGATATGTCGATGATGGCAGCAGCCACACCGAGCATAACGGAGAGCATTAACGCAGGGTTGGGGTTTACCGACTTCGTGGTTAACGTGGCAATACAATACTGGGAGGGCGCACAGAAGTCTATCGGTCTACGAGTAATCAACGCCCCCTCGGCAGACGCCCGATTTTCATCAACGGCGAGCACGCGCAACCTATCGGACTATGGTAACGGACTGTTTAACCAGTTGGATTTTGATTGCTCTTCGTTCCTTAACAGCCCGTTAACGGGTACGCAGTTTAACTTTGCTTTGAGATATGGGCAGCTTACGGCGAACTCGAGCGGTAGACTAAAGGCACGCCTTAACGGTACAGGTATATCCGGGTCGTGGGCAAATACCGACGTGTCTGCCACCGCAAATCAGCCCATGAGAGAGTTCAGAACAGCAGACGATGCTTCTACATGGGGGTGGACACGTTTTGAGCGTAAATACCCATATTGCCCAGACCCCAACAAGCGCGTAACGCTTCGATGGCTTAACAGCA